TCTGACGCTAACATGTCAGACGATAGCGGTAGCCCTCTTTATCTAGGTGGCGTAGCTATGAATGATGATCACTCTTTTGATGGCTCACTTTGGTTTGCATTAGCATTCCACAAGTCTGCTGCGGCGTCCGTAATTCTACGCGGACTCCAGAGCGAGTCTCACTACATACCCGAGCGGTTCGGAAGTTTACTTTCGACAAGCGCGGGATTTGGCACAGGTGTCTTACGTCCTGAAGCCGTAGTTAAAATGATTGCAGCGTCAGCGTAATCTAATTCTTAAAGGTGGGGTGCATAAGCACCCTGCCTAACCCTTTTAAAAAAAAATAAAACCATGACTACACCAGTTTTAGAAAAACAATCAGGCGTTGCTCCTCCAGTAACGAAACAACTTTATTCTCTTACTTTGGCTAATGGCGCACAAAGTGATGTACTTGATTCTACAGGTGCATCTTCTGTAATTATCGTTTCAAACAAAGTGCTAACAATTAAAGTTCCTACTATAGACTCTGATGGCGATTACACGACAACAGAAGCTGCTATTGTTGATTCAGATCTGCACAAAAACCCAACAGCTACAAAGGCTGGCTTTATTGCTGGCAATGTTATGCCTCCAGCATTTTGCCTTGATAACGGAAGTGGTGCAGAAGCTACTGTTTACATATATATAGTTTGGAGAGACTAAATGGCTGCCACTACTAGCAAACTTGAAGCAGTCAATACGATGCTTCAAACGATTGGCGAGTCTACTGTTACCACATTAGGTGGCACATTGCCTTATGAAGTGTCTGCTGCTGTAACAATCTTAGATGAAGTTACTCGTGAAGTTTGCATGGATTCCTATGTGTTTAATACAGAAAAAGACATAACTATGACAGCTAATGGTTCTGGAAATTTTTCCACACCAACAAACTATGTCCAAGTTAGGAATCAAAGCACAGGAGAAGTTTACGTTATTCGTGATGACGGAAGCGGTAGCAATGGAGCTAGTGGCAATAAGTACATTTATTCTATGAAGGATAAAACAGATACGTTTACTGCTGGAGACACCATTACTGTAACTGTTGTTTACTTACTTGACTTCCTAGATTTACCAGAAGCTGCCAAGCGTTATTGTTTAATTAGATCTGCAAGAACTTATGCGGATCGCTTGGTGGGTTCTAAAGATATTAGAGCGTTTACAGAAAGAGACGAAATGGATGCTAAAGCTAAACTTACCGACTACGAGTTTGGTATAGATGAAGTTAATATGCTTAGAGATAGCTCTTCTGTAGCTAACATACTTGTTCGCGGTACTGGCGGAAACAGCAATGGTCTATACTAGAAAGAATATTAAAAACTTAACAGGGGGCGTTTCACAGCAACCTGACTCTGAGCGTTTTGACAATCAATGTTCAGAGCAAAAGAACTTTCTCTCTGATCCTATTAAGGGATTGACTAAACGTGCTGGCACTAATTATGTGCAATATATAGATGACGGCGAAGCTTCTTTACAGCACCCAGCAAAGAACACATTTACCCACGTTATCAATCGTAGCACTTCTGAGCAACTTATGCTTTGTATTGGCTACGACGGATCTGGAGCAGACGCTACACCTGACATATCTTTGTTTAAATTAAATACTGAGGACGCTAGTCTTGAAAAATTAGATGTAAAAGATGCAGATGGCAACGCTTTAGATGGAACAGAGCTAGATTATCTTGACATTACAAATGAGCAAGAAACACACCCTTATTCAGCAGTTACGATTGCTGATTACACGTTTATAGCAAATAGCGATATAACCCCAGCGTTAAAGGCTACTACATCAGGTGGCACAGGAATGTATGAACGCGATCACGTTAAGCGTGGGATTATTTTTGTTCGAGAAGGTGCGTTTGATTCTGAATACACAATTAGAGCAACAGATTCAGAAGGAAATACTCGTTTAATTAGAGCTAGAACAACAAATTCTGGACAAGGTGCTTCTGGTGGTGCTTCTGGAAAAACAGGCACAATGGATGCAAGGTCAGATTTAATAGCTGGTGCATTACACAAATGCCTTGAAGCTGGGGAAGATAGCGCAACAAATGTAGCCTTTACAACTTCAAGCTCTGCATCATACACCGATGCAAGCACTAACATTCGCTATACATGGTCAGACGATAGCGATAACTTTATTTTTAACAAATCTAGTCAAGGCAGTAACTATGATGGAGGCAACGTAGCTTTTACAGGGCAACCATCAACTAACGATAAGATTACTATTACTGGTTGCGATAGTTCTAATACTGTAAAAGTATTTGAGTTTGGCGGAACTGGTAGTGATGTAAATGTAACTATAGGAACTACATTGTTAGACACAATGGAAAATTTAGTTACTGCAATAAACAATTTAACAGGAACATTAGATTTAAAAGCGCATCTTGTATATGACGAAACAGAATCTAATTATAAAGTTCATGTTCATTCTACTAGAGAAGGCGCAACTGACGCTGCTGCAAGAGCTGGTAATATGGTTGAAACAACAGACAGTGGTAACGTAATGACTGTTACCGCTATACAAGGGGCTGTAGATGACCCTAGTGATGGGTCTGGTTTGTCTACTGCACCAGTTAGGAATCAAATACATTTTCAACGTCAAATAGCAAAAACAGGTGGAGACACTATAGGATCAATTATTAGTTGGTATGCTAGTTACGCAACAAAAGAAGACGCAGATGCCTCTCCAATTAACATTGAAATAACAGATAGCTATGGAGACACCATGACATCTTCATATACAGATGTTTTAGAAGGTGTAGAAGCGTTGCCAAAATTTGCTCCAAATAATTATGTTTTAAAAATTGAAGGAAACGAAGAAAATGAAAAAGATGATTATTATGTAAAATTTACAGCAGATGATGAAAATGCTACTAAAAATGAATTTTCTTTAGGCAAATGGAAGGAAACTTTAAATATTGGGTTGCAATATCAAATAGACCCAGCAACAATGCCACACCAACTTGTTAAGCACAGTAGCACTGAATACAGATTTAAGCCAGCTACTTGGAGCGATAAGTCTGTAGGAGACGCATCGTCTGATCCAGCCCCTCAGTTTATAGGAAACCCAATAAGAGATATATTTTTCTATAAAAGCCGTTTAGGGGTATTGGCTGGTGAAAGTGTTGTATTATCAGAAGTAGATAATGCGTTTAACTTTTGGAGAACATCTGTGGCTAATTTACTTGACTCAGATCGCATTGACATTACGTCATCTGTAAATGAAATAACCTATTTAAACTGGGCAATTCCGTTTGCTAATCAGCTTGTAATATTTTCTGATAGAGCGCAATTCTTATTGACGCAAGGCAATCAGGGGCTAACGCCATCAACGGCAGCTTTGTCTCTTGGTAGTAGCTATGAGAACAGCACACTATGTAGACCAGTAGCAAACGACAACAGTATTATTTTTGCTCAAGAAAAGTCAGGTGCATCTGCGGTATATGAGATGTACCCAACAGGCTCAACAGAAATAAGCTTTGAGGCTAAGAGCATATCAGAGCATATACCTAGCTACATTAGCGGAAAGATTACAAAAATATCTGCTTCTTCGTTAGCAAGCACAGTTGTAGTGCAAACAGATACAGGTGATAACACTTTGTATATCTACAAGTATTACAATCAAGGAGATAAAAGGGTGCAGTCAGCTTGGTCAAAATACGAGTTGGCTTGTAACTACATTAAAGGCGGTCATTTTATATCTGACAAGTTTCACATAATTGAAGGTCATCACGATGACTCAAGCACTGTAGTAAGTGATTGTCATTGGATTTTAACCTACATGAAGTTTGACAATACTGACAGCCTAACCAACTCTATAGACCTATACTTTAACGTGCCAAGTGGCGATGTAGACAATTCAGGATCGGATACTACTTTGGCTATGGAGTGGGATATTAGAGACAATTCTGCTAGAAAGGCAAAGATTGTTGCTTTTAACAAGTCAGACAACACCACCTATACTGTGGCTGACTCTGGTGCAAATAACGTAGTTACTTTAACTGGCGTTAATTTAGCTGATAATGCTAACATTGTTGTTGGCTTAAAGTTTGAAGCTTCATACGAGTTTAGCAAGCAATACATTAAGCGTGGTGGCAGAGACGGTAAAGAGGTAGCGATTACAGATGGCAGGACTACAACCAAGTGGTACGAGGTCTACTTTAACGATACACAGTTTATAAAGTCTACAGTTAGCTTCCCAGCCTACGCAAACAGAACATCGTCTGTGAAAGAATACACAGGCTCATTTTCAGGTGGAGCGGTTACAGGAGATCAACCGTCAGAAACCTCAACATTAAGAACATCGGTTGCTGCAAGAAGCGACCTTCCAACAATTACTTTAAGTTCAGATACACATCAGACAGTTACGATTACTGGTGCTGCTTTTGAGCTTATGCACACATCTCGACTATCAAGAACAAATTGATGAAACTACATATTAAAGCAAACCCTAGTCTCTGTGAAGCCACTCGTGTTGGCGAAATACTAAGAGAGGAAGAGGTTGCACCACTTGAGGAGCTAGGTGCTTCTCCAGCGGATAGCTGTTTGGCAGGAATCCAAAACTCAGAATATGTGTTTACAGTTAATACAGAAGATGACGAGCCGATCGCTTTGGTCGGATTAGTAGAACACCAAGAAAAAGAGGACACAGGTATTGTTTGGTCATTAAGCACCAACAGGGT